CCGTTCCGTGGGACGGTGCGGCGGGCTGGTCCGGGGGTGGCTGTAGCAGATTACTCAGTGTTCGGCTAGACTCGCGCCAAAGTCTGCCACGAGGTGCGTCATGTCCGGTCTGTTCAAGCCCAAGATGCCGAAGATCGAGCCGCCCCCGCCTGCTCCCGAAATCGATGTGGCGAAGCAGCGCGAGATTGAGTCCACCCGGCTGCGTCGGCGGCGCGGGCGTGCTGCCACGATGATGTCCACGCCTGAGACCCAGCAGATGGGCGGCGTCGCTACGACCCGACTGCTGGGCGGCGGCATGTAATGGCGACGAAGAAGATCACGCAGTTCAGCTCGCTAGCGCAGATCGACCTTGATTCTGCGGCTGATGTCCTGCCGATCGTCGATGTCGGCGCAAGCGAGACCAAGAAGATCACGGCGAAGGCGCTGACCGGCGGGGCGGTGGGCGACTTGGTGAACGTCTGGAACAACGTCGCAACGACCTTCTCGGCCATCAAGCTCGATGTCACCGACACGGCTTCTGCCGCAGGGTCGATGCTGCTCAACCTGCTCGTCGGCGGTGCTGCTCGGTTCCAAGTGACCAAAGCCGGTGCGGTGACGGCGGCGAGTTCCATTCGCTCGACCTCGGCCTCTGGCGGTGTGGGGTACGCGACCGGCGCGGGTGCTGTGCAGACTCAGGGTACCTCACGCACGACCGGGGTGACGCTGAATGCCATCTGCGGTCAGATCACGCTCTTTGCGGCGTCGATCGCAGGTCACGAGGCTGACCAGTTCGTGCTGACGAACAGCGCCATCGAGGCCGGTGACGTGGTGGTGACGAGCATCAAGTCCGGCCTGACGGCTGGGACGGCCAAGTACTACAACGTCCAGGTGGTTGCGGTCGGTGCCGGCCAATGCACCATCTCGGTCGGCAACATCGACAACGGCACGGTTCCATCAGCCGGTACCGATTCGCCTGTCATCACGTTCGCAGTCATTAAGGCCGTAGCGGCCTAATCGGAGAAAATCATGGCTACAGGCATTGTTCTCGTATCGAACGCCAGCGCGACTGGCGCGTGGTTCGCATGGCCGGGTGGCCGTGGTGAGTTCCGGGTTGAGGCAACCTTTGGCGGCGGCACGGTCAAGCTGGAGTGCAAGGGGCCGAACGGCACCGCGCAGGATGTCGGTGCGGACACGACCCTGACGGCTGCTGGCGGTGGCATCTTCGAGCTCGGTGCGGGTGAGATTCGCTGCAACATTGCGACCGCGACCGCTGTCTATGCCATGGCGTTGCGCATCCCGAGCCCGAACTTCTGATGCGCACATGGCCGCGAAGTCAGGAGCGTACCGCCGACCGGACGCTGCGGCGTGATGGTACCGGCGACGATCAGCCGGTTGGTAATCTCGTGGCCGAGAACGGTGACAACCTGACGCTCGAGAACGGCTACTTCTTGCTGTGGGAATAACCAATGGCTGACTCACGCGCAATGGATGTGCTGCAAGGCTACGACCGGCTGAAGGGCGCTCGTGGAACGTGGGAGCAGCACTGGCAGGAGGTTGCCGAGCGGGTCTGGCCGTCGATGGCCGAGATGACCGGCCAGCGCACACCTGGCGAGAAGCGGTCGGAGAAGATATTCGACTCGACGGCGCAGCGAGCCTTGCCCCGATTCTCTGCCGCGATGGACTCGATGCTGACACCAGCAACGCAGATGTGGCACGGATTGCATACCGGCATCCCCGAGCTCGATGAGAACGTGGCGGTGCAGCGGTGGTGCGACTCCCTGCGCGATGTCCTGTTCCGGCAGCGGTATGCGCCGACCGCCAACTTCGCCTCGCAGGTGTTCGAGTGCTACATGAGCCTCGGTGCGTTCGGCACCTCGACGCTGTTCATCGACGAGATCCCAGGCGTGACCTTGCGGTACCGCGCCATCCCGCTCTCCGAGATTGTCATCGACCTCGACCATACGGGTCGGGTGGACACGGTGTATCGCTGCTTCCAGTTGACGGCGCGGCAGGCGATGCAGGTGCCGGGCTGGGCTGACAAGCTCCCGCGAGGCATCAAGGCTGCGGGAGATGCGAAAGCGAACGACATGTTCGAGTTCATCCACTGCGTCAAGCCGAACGACGGGTACAGGTCGGGCAAGGCCGGTGCGGATGGGATGCAGTTCATGTCGCGCTATGTTGCCCGTCAGGGTGATGCGCTGCTGGCAGAGTCGGGCTATCGCTCGATGCCGTATGCGGTGGGTCGGTATGTCACCGGCCCGCGTGAGATTTATGGGCGGTCACCTGCGATGGAGGCTCTGGCCGACATCAAGTCCCTGCAGGAGATGGAAAAGACCATGCTTCGGATGGCGCACCGCATGGTCGACCCGCCGCTCATCCTGTCCGAGGAGGGGGCCTTGAATGCCTTCTCGGTGCGCCCCAATGCACTGAACTACGGCTACCTCCGAGAAGATGGTACGCCGTTGGTTCAACCCCTGATGACTGGCGGGAACCTGCCGATCGGGATGGAGATGGCTGACCAGAAGCGCAGGGCGGTGAACGATTCGTTCCTCGTCACGCTGTTCCAGATTCTGGTCGAGAGTCCCCGCGTGATGACGGCGACCGAGGTCATGCAGCGAGCGCAGGAGAAGGGTGCGCTGCTCGGGCCAACGATGGGTCGGCAGCAGTCTGAGTTCATCGGCCCCATCATCGAGCGCGAGCTGGACCTGCTCTCGGCGTCGGGCGCGTTGCCCGTGCCGCCCCCGCAGCTCATGGACTATGTGATGGCGGGTGGCGAGATTCTGCCGAAGTACACCGGCCCGCTCGCTCGGCTGATGCGTGCCGAAGAGGCTGCAGGCATCCTGCGCACCATCGAGGCCATCCTGCCGGTCGCGCAGGCATCTGGCGACATAAAGGTGCTGCGGCGCATCAACGCTGACCAGGCACTCAAGGTCATCGCCGAGGCGAACAATGTCCCGGCCAAGGCGCTGCGGACGGACGAGGAGCTCGAGGCGATGGACATGGCCGATCAGCAGCAGGCCCAGATGCAGCAGCTTCTCGCGGCGGCTCCGCTTGCTGGTCAGGCTGCGGAGCGGTTTGCCAAGGCTGAGCAGATTGCGGCCTCTGCGCCTCGGCGTGAAGTGCTCGGGATTTAATCGATGGCGAACGATTCCGACATCCTTGCGGTCAGACTTAACCTGTTGCACGAAGACGTGGGCGAGATCAAGACGGCGCTCGGCAAGCTGTCCGATGCCATCACGAAACTTGCGCTTGTGGAGCAGAACCAGTTGCAGACGGCAGAAGCGATGGAACGTGCTTTTACGGCAATTGAGCGCATCGAGCGCCGGGTTGAGAAGCTGGAACGTTCCGGGTGGGAGAGTTCGCACTCGGCCAAGTGGGTCGACCGCGCCATCGTGGCGGCTATCACGGTCGGTGGCATGGCGTTGCTGCGGGCTGTCGGGATCGGCTGACATGACCAGTCGCCGACTTGAGGACCTGCACCCGCTGATGCGTCCGCTCGTAAATGCGTTTCTCTCGGCGTGCAAGCATGACGACATCGACATCCTTGTGACCTGCACCTACCGGAGTGACGAGGAGCAGGCGCGACTGTACGCGCAGGGGCGCACGAAGCCCGGTCTCAAGGTGACGAATGCGAAGCCCGGCCAGTCGATGCACAATTTCCGCTTCAACGGCAAGCCTGCAAGTCTGGCCGTAGACATCGTGCCGCTGGTGAGCGGTAAGCCGGTCTGGTCTGCGTCTGCCCCTGTCTGGCAGAAGGTCGGCAAACTCGGCGAGGAGGTTGGCCTTGAGTGGGCTGGCCGGTGGAAGCGGTTCCGAGAGTTCCCGCATTTCCAGCATCCTAGAGCGAAATCTGTCCGGTTATCCGTCAACTGATCGTATTACAGAGCGAGGTGAATCATGACTGCTGAACAAGTTGCGGGCATTGTCCGTGCTGTCGTCGCCGCTATTGGTGGCTATCTGGTGGGCAAGGGCATCGCGGATGCCGAGACCATCGCTGCGGTGGGTGGCGCTGCTGCCACGATCGCTGCTGCTGTGTGGTCGGTGCTGACCAAGCGCAAGGGCGAGCCGCAGGCGTGAAGGTCTGGGCGGCGGTTGCCGTCGCCCTACTCGCTGCCGGGTGGTTCGGGTTCCAGTATGCGTACCGGACAGGCCGTGACGCTGGCTCTGCGGCTGTCAGGGCGGACTGGTCCGCTGATATCGCCAAGTCTGAGAAGGCCGCGAGAGAGGCTCTGGCTGCGGCTCATGAGGCATACAGGGCTGATATCGCAAGGCGCGAGGGGGTTGAGCGTGACCTACAGGCGAAACTCGGTTCTGCTGACCGGCGTGGTCGTGACCTTGCTGAGCGGCTGCGCTCACAAGCCTGCCCCCTGCCCGGTGCCGGTCACGACACCGCCCCCGTCCCTGATGGTGCCACCGGAGAGCCCAGCGACGCGGGAGCGGTTGGAGCGGCTCTTGCCGACCACCTCGCCGCCTGCGAGCGCGACGCGACCCAACTCGCCGAACTCCAGGACTGGGTGAGATGAGCCGTTATGCACGGTTGCAGATACCGAGGCGGTTCCAACTGCACGGGCATCGACTCACCGTGCGCATCATCCCTCGCAGTCGCTGGCCGCACTCGATGGATACCGTCGGGATGTACGACCCTGCCTGTCACCGCATCGACCTACGCGGCGATCAGGGCGACACCGAGCTTCAGCAGACCTTCTGCCACGAGTGGGCTCATGCCCTGCTCGATGAGATGAACCATCCCCTATCGCACGATGAGGTATTCGTGGACAACTTGGCGAGCCTACTTCACCAGTCACTGACGACATTTGACTGGGAAGCCAATTCATGATGACCGCATCCGACCAGGACTTTATCGCAGCGTGGCAGCGTCTCAAGCGTCCAGCAGATGTAGCAAAGGCGCTCAACCTCTCCGTGCGGCAAGTGTTCAACCGTCGCCGATCGCTCGAGACGCGGCACGGCATCGTGCTCGAATCTGAAAACACCAGGGTCTGCAACGAGAACACGCGAGGCCCGTCGGGCGCAGCCTTCCGCGCTCACAAGCTCGCCGCCGAGCGGGCGGTCAAGTACGAGGGCGAGATGCACGACACCATCAAGGATGGCGTGGTGCTGGTGGCGTCGGACTGCCACTACTGGCCGGGTGTCGTCACCGTCGCGCACGAAGCCTTCTGCCGTCTCGCCAAGGCGCTCAAGCCTGCCATGGTCATCCTCAACGGCGACATCCTCGACGGCGCTCGCATCTCGCGGCACCCGCGCATCATGTGGGAGCAGCAGCCGCAGTTGAAGGACGAGATCCACACCGTCCAAGACCGCTGCGCCGAGATCGCTCGAGCGGCTGGCTCGGCCAAGCTCGTGCGCACCATCGGCAACCACGATGCGCGGTTCGAGAACTACCTGTCTGGCCGCGTCTCCGAGGTCGAGGGGATGCCCGGCACGACGCTGCTCGACTTCCTGCCGGCATGGCGAGCGGGGTGGGCGCTGCACTTGAACGCCAAGACGGATGGATGGGTCTGCGTCCGGCATCGCCCGGTCAATGGCGGCATCCACGCGGCGTACAACAGCGCCCTCAAGTCCGGCGTGTCGTATGTCCACGGCCACCTGCACCAGCTCAAGGTGACCCCGTGGGGCGACTACCGAGGCAGGCGCTACGGCGTGGACACCGGCACGATGGCCGACATCACCGGCCCGCAGTTCACCTATGTCGAGGCGGGGCCGGTCAACTGGGCGAGCGGTTTCGCGGTGCTCACCTTCCGCGAGGGGCGGCTCCTGCCGCCCGAGATCGTGGTGGTTGAGGGCGGCAAGGCGTGGTTCCGGGGCGAGGCGGTATGAGCGACACCCTGCTCTGCCGTCTCTGCTGGTGGGCGGCTGGCATCACCCAGAAGCAGGAGCGGGTCTGGTGCTCTCATGCTGTGCATCATGGGTGGTACACTGATGCCCCCGGCTGCGGTGGCAAAGCCTTTCGCCAAGACGACGACCGAAAATGAATCACATGCTGGCGCGTATCCGTCAGATCCTGTGGAGAAGCCGCGCCTACAAGCGGCTATTCCTCAACCCCCAGAGCAATGAACTCTCCGACGATGGCCGGATAGTGGTCGCGCATCTGAAGCGGTTCGCACGTCTTGGAAAGCCCCCGGCATCACCCGGCGCTCAGGTGGACATGTTCCAAGTTGGCCGGATGGTTGGCCGACAGGAAACGGTGCAGATGATTGTCGAGGCGCTGCACCTGGACGAGAGAACCTTGACCAATCTGCAAGAGGACTTCAGAGATGAGTGACGAACAAGGGTCTGCACCCGCAGGCAACCCGACTGCTCCGGCAGCGGCTCCTGCATGGTACGCGCCGGAAGGTCTCGACCCCACCACCACGGGCCAGCTCGGCGAGTTGGTCAAGGCGAAGGGGTGGAAGGGACCGGCTGACGCACTTCTGTCCTATCAAAACCTCGAGAAGGTGTTCGGCGCTGACAAGGCCGGTCGCACCATTCTTGCGCCCAAATCCGACGATGACGCTGACGGGTGGAGCGCGGTGTACAACCGGCTCGGTCGCCCGGAGAGCGCCGACAAGTACGAGTTGCCGGTGCCGGATGGCGATGACGGCTCGTTTGCGCAGGCTGCGGCCCCGGTGCTGCACGAGCTCGGACTCACCACGAAACAGGCCAAGGGGCTTGCGGAGTGGTGGAACCAAGCCTCGAGCTCGCGCATCGAGGCGGCTGACGAGGCATTCTCCAAGCAGTCCGAGGCCGAGTATTCTGCGCTCAAGGGCGAGTGGGGCGCGGCTGCTGCCCAGAACGAGGAGCTCGCCAAGCGGGCGGTGCTCAAGTTCGGCAAGGAAGCCGGGATCGACGAGGCGACCTTTGACTCGCTCGAGCGGGCGATCGGCACCGCAAAGGTGATGAAACTGTTTCACGCCATCGGTGCCAAGTTCGGCGAGGCTGACTTTGTGGGCAGCGACACCCCGTCGAGCGGTGCGTTGACCCCGGCGCAGGCCAAGAACAAGGTGGCCTCGCTGTTCGCCGATCAGGAGTTCATGGGTCGGTATATGCATCAAGACCAGCGCGTCCGGCAGAGTGCCATCGAGGAGATGATGGCGCTTAACCGGATGGCGAATCCGGGTGTCACCGAGGAGTAGTTGCATCCGGCAGATGGTCGTCGTACTATCCGCCCGTGTGTTCTCCTCTGTGTGTTGCCGGGAGGGTTAAACCTCCCGGCTCTTTACCAGAGGTCGGGTAAGCCGCGAGGCCCCGCTGACAGCCGGAAAGACGGTCGCTCGGCCCGAGCGGAACGGGCAAGGATTCCGGCCCCGGTAACGGACAAGCCATCCGAGAACATCGTCATTTAATGTTTTCTGGAGGGCTATCATGGCCGACAATATCGCATCCGTTTATGCCGTTCAGTACGGCACGAACATCTCGCTGCTCCTGCAGCAGAAAGGCTCCAAGCTGCGCCAAGCGGTGCAGACTGGCTCGTACAAGGGCAAGGCTTCTGAAGTCGTCACGCAGTACGGTGCCACCAGCGCCCGTGCCGTTTCGACCCGGTACTCGCCGATCGTCCCGGTCAACACTCCGAACAACCGCCGTTGGGTGTTCCCGGAGGATTTCGACTGGGCTGACCTGATCGACAACTTCGACAAGCTCCGTCT